GTGATGGTGAGCAGCCGGGTTTGCGCGCCGGTGGAGGGATGGGTGTAGATCGTCTTGCGATCGCTGACGGAGAAGCTCTCCGCCGTTAGCGTCTCCAGGCCGACATCATAGACGCCGCTGGCGATCGCGCCCGCCACCTTGGCCTCGAGCAGTTGCTCGAAGGCGGTGAACAGGATGCCCTGAAGCTCGATGGTCAGCGCGAGCAGCCGGTTCAGGAATGTCGTGATCGGCGGCAACTCGTCCTTGACGCCATTCGAGTCCATCAGCTTCAGGCCGGTGGCGGCCTCGAAACGCTCGAGACTGCAATCCTCGATCTTGCCGCGCACGATCAGGAGATAAAGCTGGCGCAGCGCATCGCGGGCGTAAGGCGACTCCAGATTGTCCTCGGGCCTGAACAATCCCTGGCCCCCGGTCTGGCGCTGGCCACGCGTGATCGCCCCCAGCGTATCGAGACGCCGGGCGATGGTGGACAGGAAGCGCTTCTCTGCCTTCACGTTGGTCGCGATCGGACGAAACAACGGCGGCTGCGCCTGGTTTGTCCGGTTCGTGCGGCCGAGTCCCTGAATCGCGGCGTCGGCCTTCCAGCCGGGCTCCAGCAGATAATGGATGCGCAGGCGCCGATTCCGCGCGGACTTCTCGGCATGATAGCTGCGGCCCGTTCCGCCCGCTTCCGAGAAGGCGAGGATGCGCTTCAGGTCGTCCATGAAGGCGGCGGTCTCGGCGAGATTCGCCGAGGGCGCACGGCTCTCGACGACAAGACGATCGCCCTTGCGCACGATACGGCGAGAGCGCCCTGTCACCTCGGCCACCATATCCGTGCCGAAGCGCTGCACGATCTGGTCGAGCGCGCCGGGGACTGGCGTCAAAGAAGCCAGGCGTTCGATCAACTCGTCGCGCCGGGCGACGGCTTCACGGCTCTCGACGGGCTGACCGTCGCGAGTGACCGGGCGTGAGGACAGATTGCCTGCGCTGTCGGTAAATGGCTCGTAGAGCTGCACCGGGAAGGAATGGGCGAGATAGTCGAGGACGTATTCGCGCGGCGTGATATCGACGCGGACGTCGTTCCATTCCTCTGTCGGAATCTCGGCCAGCCGTCGTTCCATGAGCGCCTCGCCGGTCGAGACGATCTGGATCACGCATGCATGACCATCCTCAAGGTCGCGCTCGATCGAGCGGATCAGGGTCGGTGTTTTCATGCTGGTGAGCAGATGGCTGAAGAAACGCTGTTTCGCGGATTCGAAGGCCGAGCGGGCAGCGGATTTGGCCTGCCTGTTCAGCGTGCCATCCGACCCTGTAATGTTGGCCGCCTGCATCGCCGCATCGAGATTGTTATGGATGATCGCGAACGCGTCGGCATAGGCGTCATAGATCCGGGTCTGCTCGGGCGTGAGTTGATGCTCGACCAATTCGTATTCCACGCCGTCATAGGAGAGCGAGCGCGAGGTGTAGAGGCCGAGCGACCGCAGATCGCGGGCCAGCACCTCCATCGCCGCGACGCCGCCGTCCTCGATGGCTTCCACGAATTCCGCGCGGGTGGCGAAGGGGAAATCCTCGCCGCCCCACAGACCGAGGCGCTGCGCATAGGCGAGATTGTGAACGGTGGTGGCGCCAGTCGCAGACACATACACAACGCGGGCGTTCGGGAGCGCATGCTGAAGGCGCAGCCCGGCGCGCCCTTGCTGCGAGGCGGCCACGTCACCCCGTTCTCCCTTGCCGCCGGCGGCGTTCTGCATGGCGTGGCTTTCGTCGAAAATGATCACTCCATCGAAGTCGGAGCCCAACCATTCGACGATTTGCCTGACCCTGGAAACCCTTGTCCCGCGGTCGTCGGAGCGTAGCGTGGCATAGGTTGTAAATAGGACGCCTTCCGTGAGCGCGATGCTCTTGCCCTGCGGGAAGCGCGAGAGCGGCGTGACTAGCAGGCGCTCCATGCCGAGCGCCGACCAATCGCGTTGCGCGTCCTCGATCAGTTTGTCGGACTTCGAGATCCACACCGCCTTGCGCCGGCCGCGCAGCCAGTTGTCGAGAATGATGCCGGCCGACTGGCGGCCCTTGCCCGCGCCGGTGCCGTCGCCGAGCATGAAACCGCGCCGGAAGTGGACGGCGTTTGTGGCGTCGGCTGGCGCGGCTTGCACGAGATCGAAGGTCTCATCGACCGTCCACGATCCGGCGAGATAGTCGGCATGCGCTTCGCCGGCGTAGATCACGGTTTCGAGTTGGGCGTCCGAAAGCAGGCCGAGGATATTCGCCGGCAGCATCGGACGATAGCTCGGCTTCGGCGGCGCCACGCTCGCCATCGCGGCCGATTGCACGAGCTTGGTGGGATGGGCCGCCGAGCCGGGAATACGGATCGACTGCAATCCGTATTCTTCATAGATCGCGTCGGTCAACCGCATGCCTTCGGGCGGCGTCCAGTCCACCGTCTCATAGGCGAGTTCGACGCCCACAGGCTCGATCGAGGCGAGCGCAGCCGGGCGCGGCGCCGCAGCGCGGGCGAGGTATCCGCGAACGCTGCGGGGCGTCGCGACAGAGGCTGGAGCCGTAAGAGCGGGCAACGCCACCGTGAGGCGCGGCGGAATCTGTGCTCCGATCCAGTTGAGCAATGTCGTGACGTCCGGCGCAATGCCGAGGGAAGCGGGGAATACGGCCGAATCGTCGGCGGGCAGCTTGTCGATGACGGTCAGTCGCGTATCGATGGTCGTGCCGTGCTTGGCATAAACCGAACCGTCAATGGTCGCCGTGAAGACCACGCGGCCGCGCTCCTGAAGCCGAACGAAGGCGTCGCGCCAAGCGGGAAGATCGGGGCCAAAATTCGCGCCTGTGATCGCCACCAGGCGGCCGCCGGGAGCAAGACGGGCCAGCGCCGAGGCAACATGGCGGAACGCGGCGTCGGCCATGCGGCGCTCGACATTGGTCGTGACCGAGAACGGCGGGTTCATCAATACGACGGAGGGCAGAATGCCGGTGTCGAGATGATCGTCGATCTGCGCGGCGTCGAAGCGCGAGACGGACTGAGCCGGAAAGAGGAGCGAAAGAAGACTGGCGCGGGTCTCGGCAAGCTCGTTGAGGATGAGCGAACCGCCGGCGATCTCAACCAGGATGGCGAGCAGCCCCGTGCCGGCCGAAGGCTCCAGCACACGATCCGCGGGAGTGATCGCGGCCGCCAGCGCAGCGGCGAAACCCAACGGGATCGGCGTCGAGAACTGCTGGAAGGTCTGGGTTTCCTCGGAGCGACGCGTATGGGTCGGCAGGAGGCTCGCGATCTTGGCGAACTGCGGCAGGGCCATCGCCGGAGAACCGGCTTTGCGGAAAAGCGCCTTTCCGTATTTGCGCAAGAACAGGACGGTCGCCGCCTCGCAAGCGTCATAGGCCGTTTTCCAGTCCCATGCGCCAGCAGCGTCTGACGCCGCGAAAGCAGCTTCCATCACGCTGCGCAGCGTGGCGGCGTCAATGCGCTGGCCATGTTCGACATGCGGAAGAAGGAGTTGCGCCGCGGCAAGAATCGATGGCGCGCTATCGGAAACGCTGGCGAGCGGAAGCGGTGCGGCGGGAGCCGCCGCGGACGCGGAGATCGGAATCATGGGAGAAACCTCGGGAGAGCGGGAAGGAAGGGGAGCGGCTCGCGCCACTCCCCGCTGAGTTGTCATTCGGCAGCGATCATCGCGTGCTCGTCGTCCTCTGCCTCGGTCAGGTCGTCCTCATCGCCATCGTCGGCGAGGAAATCGGGCAGCGCGGCGTCTTCGCCGGAGTCCGCATCCGCTTGCGGCGCCACGGCCTGCTTGCCGTCGAGATCGGCAACGCGCAGCGGCTCGGGCAGCCATCCCGTATCCGAGAGCAGACGCTCCGCTTCCTTGGCCATGTCGCCCTTCTTCAGATGGCCGATCAGGTCGGCCGCCCGTTCGCCGGCACCTTCGCGGACAGCAGCAAGGATGCGGGGCTTGGTCACGCGGCCGAGATAGTTTTCGACCGTGGGCCGGAATCCGACTTCCACCATGTCGAGGCCGGTGGCGCGTGCCAGGCGATCCGCCTCCGCCATGCGACGGTCGAGACCCGACTGCGAGACGCCATTGCCGCTATAGGGATTCGGCCGCTCATAGAGCGCGTTGATCCCGTAGCTGACGCAATGAGCGAGCAGCGCCAGGCGGCTGGCGTCGTCGAGCGTCATGAGCCAGTCCCACAGCGCATCCTCGTCGGCCGGCAGGTCCGCCTTCCAATCTTCATGCCGCTGGGTGACGGACTTCGCATAGGACGTTTCAGCAAGGTCCGCGCTTTGCTCACGAAAGAAGACGTGATTGACGGAGGTTTGCAGGCTTGCGCCTTGCGTGCCCGTGCGCTGGAACGTGTCGCGGACCAGCTTATGCAGCAACGCCGTGAGGGCGACATGCGGATTGCCTCCGACAGCATCGCGAAGCGCCAGCGTGCGGTGCGCGGTCAGCTCGGTCACCAGCCGCTCGGGCAACGGCTTGACGCCGTCCTCCTCGTCTTCTTCCTCCGGCTCGGCCGACTGGCCGCCGAGGGTGATGACAGCCCGCTGAACGACCGGCGCCGCAGTGTTGCCATCGACGCTGGCCTCGTCCGCGACTTCACCGTCTTCCGGTTCGGCCGGAGCCTCATCCTCGGGACGGACGTAGCCGCGGTCAACCGCCAGCGAACCATCGGAGTCGATGCTGACAAACACGCCGGCGGAGGCGACGTCAGCCGGCTTGTAGATCACCGGACGCTGCTCGAAGGCTTCGAGAGTCTGTTCGATCTCGCCGAGGCGCTGATCGATGTCATCCGGCAGTTCGTCGGCTTCCGCATATTTGGCCTCGAGACGATCATATTCGCTTCGAAGCGCCTCGCGGCTGGTGCGCTCCTCGTCGCTCAGATCGACGGCCGTGCCGGCCAGCTCCCGCAGGCCATGATCGTGGCCGTAGGGGAAGCTGACGGCGACATCGACCCACTTCCAACCTTCGCCGGCGATTTCCTCGGCGATGGCCTTCAGCTTTTCGCCAACGAGGCGGTCAAGCAGAACGGGGTCCTGCAACCAGCCGCCCTTGTCGTCCTCGAACAGGTCGCGGTCGATGGCGCCGCCTGCGACTTCATAGGTATCGACGCCGACGAACACGGCGCGCTTGTCGGTGGCGCGCACCGTGGTCTCCGTCAACATGCGCCGGATCTGATAGGGCTCCTTCTGCCAACCGTCCTTGATCGCCGCCCAGACCTGCTCCTGACGGGCGTGATCCTGGGTCACCGTGAAGGCCATGAGCTGCTTCAGATCGATGCCGTCCTCGGCATAAATGTCCAGAAGCACGGGGGACACGGATGCAAGGCGCAGGCGCTGCTTGACGACGTTCACGTCAATGAGGAAGGCCGCCGCGATGGCCTCCTCGGTCATGCCCTTGTCGCGCATGGACTGGAACGCGCGATATTGATCGAGTGGATGGGGCGGGATGCGTTCGTCATTCTCGGCGAACGAGATTTCCTCCATCAGAATCTCGCTGGCGGCGTCTCCGACAACGCAGGGCACGGACGCGGCCTTGGCGAGACGCTTCTGCTTCACAAGCAGTTCGAGCGCACGATAGCGTCGGCCGCCGGCAGGCACTTCGAACTTGCCGGTTTCCTGTCCATCGGCATCGAGGACAGGCCGGACATGAAGGCTCTGGATCAGGCCGCGACGAGCGATCGAGGCTGCGAGGTCTTCGATCGACACGCCGGCCTTGATGCGGCGAACGTTCGACTGGCTCAAAACGAGCTTGTTGAAGGGGATGTCGCGCGAGGACGACAGCGTGATCTTCTGTACGGCATTAGCCATCTGGATTTACTCCGCGACGGGCGCCGAGAGCCTCTCTCTCGACCTGAAACCCGTCACGAAGCGAAGCGCCACCCTCTTCCTCTAGAGGGCAGCGCCATCGCACCGGCGAACCGGAAAGGCACAAACGCGCGCAAAGCCGGAACTACGGAAATCCGCATTTCCGGTTTCACGGATGTCAGGCGGCGCGATCGAGCAGCTTCTTCGCCTTGGCTTCCATGTCGAGACGCGCATCCTGATGCGGCTTGTCACGCGCAACGGCGGTGATGCCGGCCACGAAGTCGAAGATCGACTCGGGCGGCCGGCCTTCCTCTGCCAGCACCGTGTCGATGATCTTGCCTGTCTCGGCCTTGGAGAAGCCGCGCCGGCGCAGGAAATCGGCGCGGTCTTCGTCGGTCTTCGCCACGATCCGTTCGCGCGCCGCCTTGATGCCGTTGACGAACGGCATGGGTGAGGAATTTGCGAAATTGAGCAGCGCCGGCGCCGCTTCGTGCGCGAACCGATTGGCTGCATATTTGGAATGGCGGATGGTGATTTCCTCGAAATCCTCCACGCCCCACAAATTGCGATTCTGGCAGACCGCACGAAGATAGAAGCTCGCCATGCCGAGCGTCTTTGCGCCGACCTCGCTATTCCAGCAATAGAAGCCCCGAAAGTAGAGGTCCGGCGAGCCGTCCGGCAGGCGTCCGGCTTCGATGGGATTGAGATCGTCAACGAGGAACAGAAAGACGTCCCGGTCGGAGGCGTAAAGCGTCGTGGTGTCCTGTGTAATGTCGACGCGCGGATTGTAGATGCCAGTCGACCAGTCGAGTACGCCTGGCACCTTCCAGCGGGTATCGCCTGTGCCGTTGCCGGCGATGCGCTGCACGGCCTCGACGAGTTCGTAGTCGTAGATCCGGCCATAGTCCGGACCAGTCACAGCACGAAGCTCAACGCGGCCATCATGTGTTTCGAGCGTCTTGATCTGCTCGGCGCGATTGGAGGTCAGGCCATATTGCAGGTTGATTCCTGCGAGCGCCGCCGGAAGCTGGCGCAGATAGGTCGCCGGGGCGCCGATCTGGCTGGCGAGCTGGCCGAAGCTCCAGTGTGTCGGGGCAAGGGGTGTGTCCGATCCCGGCAGCATCAGGGACAGCCGCTCAGTATCGGTTCGACTCGCTTCTACATGGATCAGCGCGCTTTCGACCACGCGTGTCCGGCTGCGTTCGGCACGATCGCGTACAGACTGCGCCAGTTCGTTGAGCGACAGATAGCGTTCGTCCGCCGGACGAGAGAACCATTCCGAAGAAACGCGACCGATCCGCTCACCGCGTCTCACGTCCACTTTGTAACCGTTCCGGCGATCGCGAGCGGCGTCCATAATTTCCAATTGAGTCATGGGTTGTCTCCATGACGGGCAGCCGAGAGACTTTCTCTCGACCTCCAACCCGTCACGGCAAACTCGTCAGCACTCTCACTCTCGGGACGTTGCGAGCGCCCCGCGGAAGGAGGCGCGCTCGCAGACACCTGCGGCGATAGATTCGCCTATGGCGCGTTCTCTACGATAGTGACGACCTCGTGCCCTTCGGAAACCGTCTTGCGGCGGCTCCGTTTTCGTCTCTCTGGGCTTGAGAAAGCGCATAGAGGCCTTTATTCTCAAGCTTAGAAGTCCTGGCTGGAACGACGCTCGTGCAAAGCGTTGTTCAATATCCCCGCGAGCCGATAGCTGCACCAGATCGCGCAAGTATTTGCGCGACGCCAGGCTACGCAAGGCTACGCAAGTGTTTCAGGTTCTATCCCATACAAGCCAGATCGTATCCGGCTGCTTCTCTGTCAATAAGAACCGTTCTGCCCCACTGTTGAACCGTGGTGATCATCTACACTGGGTGGCGACAGAGGAACGGCGTGACGATGAGGGACGGCGATCGTCAGACTCGAAAGAGCGTTCCCCGGCTCGAAGAGCCGGAACTGACGCTCGCTCGTCGTGGCGAAGGCTCCGATCCGCGTCTGATCGAACTGGTTCGGCTACTCGCACGTCGTGCCGCGCGGGAGGCTTACGAGGAAGAGACGAAGGATCGCCGCACGACGCGCTCCTGACATCACAGGAGAATGCGTCTTGAAGGTCGCGATCTACGCCCGCTACTCATCCGATAATCAGCGCGACGCATCGATCACCGATCAGCTCCGCATCTGCCGCGTTCATGCCGAGAAGCAGGACTGGCAGGTCGTCGAAGAATATACCGACCATGCCATCTCGGGCGCCTCGCTTCTGCGCCCCGGAGTTCAGGCCCTGATCTCTGATGGCCTGCGCGGTCGCTTCCAGATTGTGCTGGCCGAGGCAATGGATCGCCTCTCCCGCGATCAGGAAGACATCGCCGGTTTCTTCAAACGCATGGCCTATGGCGGCGTGAAGATCGTCACGCTGTCGGAGGGAGAGGTTACGCACCTGCATGTCGGCCTCAAGGGCACGATGAACGCGCTGTTTCTCAAGGATCTCGCCGACAAAACTCGGCGCGGCCAGCGCGGGCGCGTCGAACTCGGCAAGTCAGGCGGCGGCAATGCCTACGGCTATGACGTGGTGAAGAAGCTCGACGGCAATGGCGAGCCGGTACGGGGCGATCGGACCGTCAACGAGGTCCAGGCCGAAGTGGTCCGGCGGATCTTCCGCGACTACATCGCCGGGAAGTCGGCCAAGCGCATCGCCGTCGAGTTGAACAAGGACGGGATCAGCGCGCCGGGCGGCGGAGATTGGGGCTTCAGCACCATCAACGGCAACGCTAGGCGCGGCAACGGCATCCTCAACAATGAAATGTATATTGGCAAGCTGATCTGGAACCGCCAGCGCTTCGTCAAGGACCCGGACACCGGCAAGCGTCAGGCGCGGCCCAACCCCGAGTCCGAATGGATCACCCAGGAAGTGCCGGAGCTGCGCATTCTCGATGACGATCTCTGGACCGCAGCGAAGGCGCGTCAAGCGGCCATCAAGTACACGCGCAGCGATGACGGCGAGAGCGAGAACCATTTCCGCGAACGCCGGCGCCCAAAATATCTCTTCTCGGGCCTGACCAAGTGCGCCTGCTGCGGTGGCGGCTACTCGATGATCTCAGCCGATCTGGTCGGCTGCTCGACAGCCCGCAACAAGGGCACCTGCGACAACCGTAAGAACATCCGCCGCGACCGGCTCGAAGCGCGGGTGCTGAACGCCCTGCGCCATCACCTGATGGACCCGGCTCTGTTCAAGGAGTTCTGCGACGAGTTCACCCGCGAGATGAACCGGCTTCGGATGGAGGGCCGCGCGTCGATCGATGCGGCCGACGCCGAACTGAAGCGGATCGAGCGCGAACTCGAGAAGATCATGGACCTCTATCTCAAGGACGCCATGCCGATCGACATGGTGAAGGAGCGGAGCGCCAAGCTCGAGCGACGGAAGAAGGAATTGGAGACGTTCCTGGCCGACGCCGAGGAGTCACCGCTCCTGCTGCATCCGAACATGGCAACACATTACCGCGTCCAGATCGAAGAGCTGTATGAGGCGCTTCAGGAGGATTCGGAAGCCAAGCGCATGGCGGCGGCGGATATCGTCCGGTCACTGGTGAAGGAGATCATCCTGACACCCGAGGAGGACGAGCTACAGATCGACGTCCGGGGCGATCTTGCTGGAATCCTTGCGGTTTCTCTCAAAACGAAAACCCCAGCCGCTAGGACCGGGGTTTCGCAAGTTGAGATGGTTGCGGGGACAGGATTTGAACCTGTGACCTTCAGGTTATGAGCCAGTTGTAGCACTATATCTTGTGTGTTGATTTTCCAGGCCGTTTTCGGCACAGTCGCATTAAGCCTTTGGCAACACGAAGAAATGCGACGCAATCGGGCGACAGCCGACGAAATCGTAATACCAGATTTAGCCACTAGGCGTGTTGACTCATTGTTGACTCGGGGGGCCGTATGTCCGCTTCCAACTCGCAACGCCTGACCGACGCCATGGTCCGCAAGGCGCTTCCTGCCGCGCGCGGATCGGCACTGCTTTGGGACTCGGAAGTGAAGGGCTTCTGCCTGCGCGTTTCGCCGGGCGGCGGCAAGAGCTTCATGCTCGATTACCGCGCCGGCGGGCGGCAACGGCGGATCACCATCGGCTCGTATCCCGATTGGTCGGTTGCCGCCGCGCGCGAGGCCGCGAAGGCGATGAAGCGCGAAGTCGATCTCGGGCGCGATCCCATGGGCGAACGTCACGAGGAGCGTGCCGCCCCGACCGTTGCCGATCTATGGGACCGCTATCGCCTCGAACACCTTCCGACCAAGGCGGCGCGGTCGCAGAAGGACGAGACAATGATGTGGGAGCAGATCGTGCTTCCGCGCTTCGGCAAGATGAAGGTGGCGGCGATCTCGCACGAGGACATCGACGCGCTCCATCGCGACATCACCAACATCCGCGGCACGCCGATCCGCGCCAACCGGACGGTCGAGGTGCTGCGCAAAGCCTTCAACCTATCGATCCGCTGGAAATGGCGCACCGACAACCCGGCCTCGGGCGTGCGGCGCAATCCCGAGGAACGTCGCAACCGCTATCTCAGCAAGGTCGAGATCGCCGCGCTCGCCCGCGCGCTTCAGGAGCATTCCGAGCCGGTGTCGGCGAATGCGATCAAGCTGCTCATGCTGACCGGCGCGCGCCGCGGCGAAGTGCTCGGCGCAACGTGGTCGATGTTCGATCTTGAAAACGGCATCTGGACCAAGCCGAGCGCCCACACCAAGCAGCGCAAGCTGCATCGGGTGCCGTTGAGCGGACATGCGATCCGCCTGCTGCTCGAAATTAAGGAAACCGCCACCGGCCCGTATGTCTTTCCCGGCGCCGACGGCAAGCCGCTCACCGACATCAAGCGGACGTGGGTCTCGGTGTGCAAGAAGGCAGGGCTTGTCGAGAAGGTCGAGAAGAAGACGCGCAAGGGCAAGATCGTGCGGGACCGCAATGGCAATCCGGTCATGATTGAAGTGCCGAACGTGCGGCTGCACGATCTTCGGCACTCCTTCGCTTCGATCCTCGTTTCCGCCGGCGCCTCGCTTCCGTTGATCGGCCAGATGCTTGGGCACACGCAGGTGCAGACGACGCAGCGCTACGCCCATCTCTACGACGATCCGATGCGGAAGGCGGCTGAGATGGTCGGCGCTTTCATGTTGCCCGAGCCGGAAATGAAGGATGTCACGCCGAAGGAGGCAGCGTAATGAACGACAACAAGACCAAGAGCGCACCTTTGATCCCGTTCGGTGAGGCGCTGCGCAAATTCGTTCCAGCCAACCTTTGGGACGACTTTGAACGCGCATCGGCCGATCTCTCGGCGGAGCCGCGGCGCCCTTCTTATTGGGCAATGAGCGTTCGCGAATGGCACGACGCCATGGAGGTCTACAGTAGCCGATCCGATCTGAGGGCTGACGCCCGCGCGAAGACCGAAACCGCTATGTCACGCATCGTCGGGCATCTGATTGAGCGACTTGTTGCGGGTGAACTTACTGGCCTCGTGCAGGACGATCCGCCATTCGGCCCGTGGCGGGCGATCCCCTCGCTGTCGTGGCGAAGCCTTGAGCCGGTCGATATCGAGGCAGGCCACTTCCGCGCTGGCAATACGCAGCTACGGTCCGTGCAGGTGGTCGAGGGCCAATATGAGCCGCCCGTCGAGATCGTTTCATCCGGTTCCGCCGGCCGGCCTACGTCGAGACAACTCTACATGGCCGAGTTCAGGCGCCGCCGCGATGCAGGGATTGCCGAGCCGACCGTGAAGGGCGAGGCGATGCATCTTGAGTCCTATATGAAACAGCGCTTCCCGAGCGCGCCCGGATCGGATTCAAAGACGATCGAGAACAACATCCGCGATGAGCACCGCGAGTGGCGTGCGAGTCTTGCCGCTCCAACTCGCGGCAAGGTCAGGAAGTGACGAGCGCCGAACGGCCTTCGGCGGTGATCCCGTAAATCATCGGGCGACGCACGCCGGGATGCGCGGCGGCAAGGCGCGCGGCTTCGAGCTTGGCGTCCTCCAGCGTCGCGGCCGAAGCCCTCGCAAAGCGACCGGTCCCGAGGAAGAGCGCCACGTCGAAGCGCACGGCGTGTGCGAGCACTTCGGCGGCTGCGCGGTCGGCGGGATGCGGCTTGCGGCGTCGGCTCATGGGGCGCTCCTTCGAACAGGATGCCACCAGTCAGGCCGGGTCCGGCGCTGAGAGCAACTGCTAAGTCACTGAATCCGCTTGTTTCCTCGCAAGACCCGAAATGATCTTGTCGGGGGCGATTGCGGGTCATTTTTCGGGGTCGGGCTGATCGGCATCTTTCGTCGCAAACCGGCGCACGGTTGCGCCGCGAAGCGATGAGAGGAGCACGATGGACCAGACGATTTCGCCGAACGACGCGCCCGCCGGCGAGCCGGACTTTCTCGCGGGCTACGTGTCGGAAGAGGAATACGCCCGCCGGCGCGGCGTGAGCCTTCGCACCTGCCAGCGCGACCGCCAGCTCAGGCAATCGCCGCCCTATGTTCAGTTCGGCCGGCGCATCTACTATCGCGTGGAGGCGGTGCGCGAATGGCTCGTCAAGAACGAGCGCGATGCCGATCGCACGCCGGCGGCGCCCCGCGCGCGGAGGGGTCGATGAGCCCGCCCTCGATCGCGTCCGACCTGATCGTCGGCGCCGCGGCGCTCGCGCGCTTCATCTACGGCTCGGACGACGAGCGCTTTCAACGCCGCGTCTATTACCTGACCACCGCCGGATGCAAGCGCCCGCTGCCGCATTTCCGGCTTGGCAACCAGATCGCCGCGCGGCGCAGCACCATCCTCGCCTGGATCGAGGAACAGGAGGGCCGCCATGGCCGCTGAGCACTTCACCGTCACCCGCGAGCGGATTTCCGAGATCATCGGCAAGAACATGCGCGCGCCGCACCTCAACCCGGTGTTCGAGGCGGTCCGCGATTTCGGCGTCAGCGTGCTGATCGCGCCGCAATGCCGGGACAGCCTGGACGAAGCGCTCGACGAAGCGCGGGACGCATCGATCGTCATCATCGGCGATGACACCGACCGCGCGCTCGGGCCGGACGGCTTCCACAAGCCCTCCATGCGCCGCCTGTTCCAGCGCGCCACCGAAACGGCCGTCATTTCGAGCGCGCCGCCCGAGCACGTCTATGCCGCCATGAGCACCCTGGCGGCGCTCGGCCGTCGCTTCGTGGTCATTGTCGAAACGCGGCCCGAACAGGAAATCGCCTGGGTCGAGTTCATCCGGGCCGCGAACCCGAACCTTCCGATCCTGCTGGTGACCGTCGAGGCGGGCCGGGCATGATGACCGATTGGGGCTGTTGCATGGGCGCGGTCGCGCGGCGGCTCCTTGGCGAGCCGAACCCGGCGCTCAGCTCGCAAACCGAATGGCGTTACGGCTCGCGCGGCTCGCTTGCGATCGATCTTTCGAAGGGCGTCTGGTTCGATCACGAACACCAGACCGGCGGCGGCGTGCTGGCGTTGGTCGAGCGGCACACCCGGCACGCTAACGGCGAGGCCGTTGCCTGGCTCAAGTCCAACCTCGGCATCGAGATTCCCATTACCGCGCGGCAGCCTGTCGCGACCTATTCCTACACCGACGAAGACGGCGCCGTGCTTTTCGAGGTCGTGCGCTTCGAACCCAAGGACTTTCGCCAGCGGCGGCCCGATGGCCGCGGCGGATGGATTTGGAATCTCGACCATGTCCGCCGCGTGCCGTTTCACTTGCCGCAGCTCCTGGCCGCGAAGGGAAAGACGGTGCATGTGGTCGAGGGCGAGAAGGACGTTCTTGCTCTCGAACGGATCGGCCTCGTGGCCACGTGCAATCCCGGCGGGGCGGGCAAATGGCGCGAGGAATTTGCCGCGCATTTTCGCGGCGCCGACGTGGTGATCTTGCCCGACAACGATGCCGCCGGCGAAGCGCACGCAAGGCAGGTCGCGGCCAGCCTCCGGCCAATCGCCGCGCGGGTGCGCATCCTGCGCCTTCCCGGCCTCGGTCCCAAGGAGGACGTTTCGGACTGGATCGCGCGCGGCGGCACCGCTGAGGAGATCGCGCGCCTCGCGTCGGCGGTTGAGGAGGACACCGATCAGCGTGCCGGACCCGATCGACGCGATGAGCCCGTCACCTTGGAGTCGTTCTGGGCCTATATGCCCATGCATCAATACATTTTCGAGGCCGCGGGCGACCTGTGGCCGGCCGCAAGCGTCAACGCGCGGCTCGGCTCGGTGTGCGAGGGCAGCGACGAAATCGCGGCCAGCAAGTGGCTCGATAAGCACCGGCCCGTCGAACAGATGACATGGGCGCCGGGCGAACCGAAAATCATTCGCCATCGCCTGATCTCTCAGGGCGGATGGATCGATCATCGCGGGGCGACGGTCTTCAATCTCTACCGACCGCCGCGCCTGCCGGAGGGCGACGGCTCGGACATCGCGCCGTGGCTCGATCACCTGCACCGGTTGTTCGGCGAGGACGCCCGGCACGTGGTGTTCTGGCTCGCGCATCGGGTTCAGCGGCCGGGCGAAAAGATCAACCACGCGCTCGTGCTCGGCGGCGCCCAAGGCATCGGCAAGGATACCATCCTCGAGCCGGTCAAGGCGGCGATCGGCCCATGGAATTTCATGGACGTATCGCCGGCGCACCTGCTCGGGCGTTTCAACGGCTTCGTCAAAAGCGTGATTCTGCGGGTCAGCGAAACCCGCGACCTCGGCGAGATCGATCGGTATTCATTCTACGAGCACAGCAAGGTCTATGTCGCGGCGCCGCCCGACGTGCTGCGCGTCGATGAGAAGAACATCCGCGAGCACTACGTCCCCAATGTCTGCGGGGTCATCATGACCACGAACCACAAGACGGATGGCATCTATCTGCCGGCCGACGATCGCCGCCATTTCGTAGCGTGGTCGGACCTGACGCGGGACGACTTTCCGGACGGCTATTGGCGCAACCTCTATGCTTGGTATGCCGCCGGCGGCATCGCCAATGTCGCCGCATGGCTGGGCAAGGTCGATCTTTCCCCCTTCGACGCGAAGGCGCCGCCGCCCAAGACGGCGGCCTGGCACGACATCGTGGCCGCGAACCGGGCGCCGGAAGATGCCGAGATGGCCGACGCCATCGAGGCGCTCGGCAATCCCTTAGCGCTCACGATAAGCCAGCTCGCCCATGCCACCAGCAGCGCGTCCTTCCACGATTTCCTGACCGACCGTCGCAATGCGCGGCAAATCCCGCATCGGCTCGAAGCCGCCGGCTACGTCGCCGTGCGCAATCCCGCCGACGCTCGGGACGGTCAATGGAAGATCAATGGCAAGCGCCAGATGGTCTATGCACGAAAGGATCTGGCGATCCGGGAGCGGATCGCCGCCGCAACCAGCCTCGTCCATCGGTGATGTCGGTGAAGTCGGTGATTCTCTATCTCCATTATTTTCCTCCTCACGCGCGCGCGCCTTTTGCGATTTGCAAGCAGGGAGCGGGAAGAGAGTTCGTAAATAATAGAGATACGGAATCACCGACTTCACCGACATCACCACCCGGCGTTGCCATTGGCGGTCATCGGCCGCAACGCGACGCCATCTTGCAACGCCGCGCCGCGCGGTTCCTCTTGGCGCCGCGCGTATGCGGGGGGCGAAGGCGCTTGGGTTCGCCATTCTGCGGGGGCGCAAATGCCTAAACTAGCGGCAAGCGCCAACGGTGACTCGAAAGCGGGCAGCGTCACCAAGGCGGCATTCGCCGAGCGCGTCGGGCTGACACGCGGGCGCATCTCGCAATTGATCGCGCAAGGCTTGCCCGTGCTCGACGACGGCCGGATCGATGTCGAAGCCGGCCTGCGCTGGATGGAGGAGAACCTCGATCCCGACCGGCGCGGCAAAGGCGGTGTCGCCGGCGCGACGCCATCGCTCGCGGAAGCCCGGCGCCTGCACGAAATCGTCAAGGTCCAGCGCGCCAAGCTCGCCCTCGAACGCGAGCGCGGCGACCTCGTGAACCGCTCGGCGGTGAAGGCCGCGGTCTATGCCCGCGCTAAGGCCGAGCGCGACGCGCACATGGCCTGGGTCGCGCGCGTGACTCCGTTGCTTGCGGCAGAGCTCGGCGCCGATCCAACGCGCACCTTCGCGGCGCTCGATCGGCTCATGCGCGATCACCTCGTCGATCTTGCCCGCATTCCATTGCCGGAGCTGCGCGATGGATGACATCACGGCTTGGGTTGACGAGATTTGGCGCGAGGGCGCGGCGCCCGAACCGCCGCTCACCGTCTCGCAATGGGCGGACGAGAATCGGCTTCTGCCCGACTTGTCCGCCGAGCCGGGGCGATGGCGCACCTCGCGCACGCCGTACTTGCGCGAGATCATGGATTGCCTTTCGGCGAACGATCCGACCGAGCGCGTCGTGTTCATGAAGGGCGCGCAGCTCGGCGGCACGGAAGCGGGCCTCAACTGGCTCGGCTACGTGATCCACCACGCGCCCGGGCTGATGCTCATGGTGCAGCCGACCATGGACGCGGTGCGCCGCAACACCTCGATCCGCATCGACCCGATGATTGCCGCCTCGCCCATCCTGCGCGAGCGCGTCGTCGAGCCAGGCAAGAAGGAGCCGGGCAACAGCCAGTTCCGCAAGCTCTTCCCCGGCGGGCAGCTCGTCATGGTCGGCGCGGCGTCCGGCGTGGGCCTGCGCTCGACGCCGGCGCGCTATCTCTTCCTCGACGAGGTGGACGCCTATCCGTCCGACGTGTCGGGCGAAGGCGATCCGGTCGCGCTCGCGGTGCAGCGCACCGTCACGTTCCGCGGCCGACGCAAGATCGTGCTCGTTTCGACGCCGACCTTGAAAGGCTTTTCGCGCATCGAAGCGGCCTATGAGGAAAGCGACAAGCGCATCTTCGAGGTGCGCTGCACGGATTGCGGAACCTTCGCGCCGATCACCTGGGCGCAGATTCAATGGCCGGAAGGCCGGCGCGAACTTGCGCACCGCGTCTGCCCGGAATGCGGTGCGATCCACGAAGAGCACATGAAGCCGGCGCTCCTCGCCTCGGGCCGCTGGCGCGCGACCGCAACCGGCGACGGCAAGACCGCCGGCTTCCATTTGTCGAGTCTCTATTCGCCGTTCGAGACATGGGCCGAGATCGCCATCGAGCACGGGCAGGTTTATCGCGATCCGGCCCGGCTTCAGGTCTGGACCAACACCAAGCTCGCCGAGACTTGGGAGGACCAGGCCGGCGAGGTGATCGACGCCGAGCCGTTGATGGCGCGGCGCGAGGATTGGGGCGGGCTCTTGCCCGAGCGCATCGCGGTGCTCACCGCCGGGGTGGACGTGCAGGGCGATCGGCTCGAACTCCATGTGATCGGCTGGGGCCGCGACGAGGAAGCGTGGTCGATCGACTATCGCGTGATCTTCGGCGATCCGTCCGGGCCGCGGGTGTGGGCCGATCTCGATGCGGCGCTTGCCGCCACCTATCCGCACGCGCGCGCCGTCGCCGATCTTGTCATCCGCGCCGTCGCCATCGATACCGGCGGGCAGCACACCAAGGCCGCTTACGAATACTGCCGCACGCGGCTGCACCGCCGCATCTGGGCGATCAAGGGGCGCGGCGGGCCGGGCCTGCCGCTTTGGCCGCGCCGGCCTTCACGCACCAAGGGCAAGGCGCCGCTGTTCGTGATCGGCGTCGATGCCGCCAAGGACGCGCTGTTCGCGCGGCTTCGCCTCACCGAGCCCGGTCCCGGCATGCTGCATTTCCCGATGGAGCGCGATGCCGAGTTCTTCCGCCAGCTCACCGCCGAGCGCGTCGTCACCCGCTTCGAGCGCGGGCGGCCGATCCGGTTATGGCAACCGCGCCGCGAGGGCGAGCGCAACGAGGCGCTCGATACCACCGTCTATGCCATGGCCGCCTTGCACGGCCTCATCAGCATGGGCTTGCGGCTGAACGAGGAGGCCGACGCCATCGGCGCCGCGCCCGCCAAGGGCGCGCCGGCGCCCACCCGGCCGGCCGAGCCGCCGCGCGTGATCCGGTCGCGGTGGATGGGGTGAATTGATAGAATGCGCGCCGAGGAGAAATGGCAGGGCCAAGAATGGCAGCAGAACGGGATCAAGCAAAACTCGAACGCCTCCGGGCGATGATCGATGAAGGTATTCGGGCCCTTGAGCGCGGCGATTTCGTCGAGGTCGATGATGTGGACCTTGAAGCCTTTCTCGATAGTTTGCTGAACGCACCTAACGAATTGACAGAGAAGACGGCCGGCAATTGAGAATAAGGGGCGCTGGGGTGGCGATGTCATTCGATTCTGGTTTTATCGGTTTAAACTCGGATCATTCGGCCGCGTATGTAAACAGCTCGCATTGATAAGATCGCGTGCCGCCCCCCGGCACAAGTGCCGCGATATCCGGCACCGGCACGTTCGCAAGCTCCTTGGGCTCGAGCTTGTGAAGCCCCCCACCATAAACGCGCCCTTCACCGAACAGTTTTTCGGGGCTGATGCTATTGAGGGCCTTCCATATTTCGCGGTCAAGGCCTGGATACTCGACAAGCGCCTTAGCGAGAAACGGTTTCGGGTAAAGCGCAAGATATACATTGGCAATTGTCGCGGCAGAGCGGTTGAGAATGAACCGAAACGGCCTTCCGCGGGCGGTGCCGTTGCGCCCTAGATAGGTGCAAACAAAGGGTGCCGGTGGCCGGTTCTCCTGCACGTACCAGGGCGAACGGTGACGGCAGAGATAGCGGGCGGCGATATCGTCTGACCCTTGCTGAAAATACGCCCAAAGCCGGGGATAACGGTTCTTGACTTCTTCTTCCGACAGGCGGCAATCGAGAAGAAACAACCGCTGCGAGATGAGGGGATTGCCCTCCGCGTCCGCTTCGATTTCATCGGTCGGCAGATAGCGCGGACTCGGCAGGATCGGGCGAAACATCTCGCGGGGCAGCCCTCGTTCCTCGATCTCCTCGGGCGTGAGGATGAAATAGCGATTGTCTCCGGTCGCGAGGCCGCGCTTGATGCTGAAAAAGTCGTCTATCGTTGGCAGTGCCGACTTCACGCGCGGGGGCGCAGCGGGAAACCGTGTCCATTTCGGCTCGGTCGCGAGCACGGCAGCCGAAACCATGCGCTCATCCCTCGGCGCGCGCAGCGTCCCGCCAAACGTGAACCGGATGGCGTGTCCGCGCGGCGGCGGGGCCTTGCGGAACCAGACGACGGCCGAAGAAACGAGCGCGTCGTCGAACTGAACGTCGGCGGGATCGAAGCGGTGAATATGCAGGAGCGTGGTGCGCTCAAGCAGGTAGCGCTTGACCTGCCGACCGTAATTCACGTCCATGAACTCGCTCGGGATGAGCCAGCCAGCAAGCCCGCCCTCTTCCATCCAGGCGTGGGTGAGCGCAACAAAATAGCAGTAGAGGCCGGCAAGCCCGCCGATGCGCACCCCGCAAGCCTGCGCTGCGGCATGCTTCAATCTCACCTTCTCCTCGTTGACGACGTGGTGGTGCCGGACATAGGGCGGGTTGCAGATAACGAGGTTGTAAGCGGCTTCCGGGCTTGCGGCGGTGAAATCCGCAAGACGCAGATCGAGGCCGCTATCCTTCCACAGCGCCGCTGCAGGGCGGCCATAGTGTGGATCGATTTCAAAGCCGGTAGCGGCAGCGATTTGACCTGCCGGGAAGACGGAGCATAGGGCTGAATAGAACGCGCCGGTGCCGATCGCCGGATCGAGGAACCGCACGGGCTCGCCCGGACCAAGGGCGGTCCGCGCATATTCGAGAATATCGAGGGCGAGCGCAGACGGCGTGGCGAACTGGCCCATGCGGTTGCGCTCGACCTGCGTCTTGCCAGCGTCCAGCTCGGACTGAAGTGCAAGGCGCTGCTGTTCGGTTTTTTTCGAGTCTGCGCGTCTCATATGCCGAACTCCGCAAGGTCGTCGATGCGGTGCTCCCACACCCAATCGATGCCTTCGGCGGCCTCGTAGCCGAGATAGCCGCTGTCGAAATAGCCGCACAGAAAGAGAATGAAGCGTACACGCTCGGCCCCATATGTGCGGCGGAGCTGCGCCATCTTCGTCGCTTCTTCCTTGCGGCGCTTGTTGACGTTGGTGAAATCGCCGGCGGACTTGGCCTCCACCAGAAGCGGAAAGTCTCCTGCCTTCGCCGTCTTCGGCATGATGACGGCATCGACGGGGATATTGATCTGCTTGCCTGTGCCTTCCTGCGAGACGGGGACGTTCAGCCGGAAGCTGAACGTGCCGGGCTTCATGGCATCGAACTTCGTGCCGTCGCCAACAGGATTGAGCTTGTAGCCGCGTTGCTCAAGCCACCCCTGAATGGCGGCGAGCTGACGCTTCTCTTGAGCATTGCGGATGATCGGGTTGGCGACGGAACCGCAGAGCCGGTCGGCAACGATGGTCGAAGCGCGATACAGCTCCTGCTCGGACGGCGAGTCCTTACGCTCAAGCCAGACAAATATGTCGGGGTCAGCCATCCGCTCGATGATGTTGCCAATCTTCTCCAGCTCGGCATCGAGCGCCGCGCCGTTCAGCCTGACAGGAAGTCTTCCCTCCTCCATCGTCTTCACTAGGCTGTCCGGCACACCAGCAAGGCCGATCAGGCGGTCAACGGCAAGCGGCGGACAGGTGGACATGCGCAGGGTCGGCAGCGTGGTCGGGTGCGTCTTCAAGAGCTGCGGCGTCACGTCGGTCAGGTTATTGGTCGCCTTGAGGGTCGCCTTTACGGCCTCGGTCGTTTTGATTCGGGTGCTGCGGTAGGCGTCGGGGGCGAATTTCATGAACCAGTCGTTGTACATATCGACGGAAGCGGAAATGTCCGCTTTCCAGAGATGAGGCTTGTCGAGATTGACTGGCACCGGATCAGTCCCTTCCACCCTTATGCTTTTGGTAAAGCTCCCACATCTCCTCAAACAGCCGGTTCAACATGATCCCACGTCGAGCTGCTTCATCCTTGACGCCCCGAGCAAGGTCGGAGGGTAGTCGGAAGCCTATTGTGCGGGTGTCCCTATGCGGCCAACGCGGTCGTTCCTTCGATTCTTTCTTCATCGGCTGGCTCCCCCCACCCCGCAGGTGTCGACATGTCGACAGATTCGCTCTCTGGTCGTCAACGATAATTTGGGGCAAACAGAGAACGCCTGCGACATCTGTCAGATTATGCCAAGCTATTCGCCACATTCCCAAACATTCCGAATAGCCCTCCGCCCATGCCCGCCCGATCCTGGCGGGCATGTGGTCGCGCCTTGCCTCCTTCCTGGGGTTTGCCCGCCGCCGCGCGTTTGACGCGGCCGGCGGCGGCCGCCGTTGGGAAGGCGCGAAGGGCATCGAGGCGCTGAACGCCTCGATCCTGGCGGGCGCCACCATGGCCGCGCGGCGCGCCGGCTGGTACGCACGCAACAACCCGTGGGTCGCGTCCGCCGTCCAAGGCCTCGTCGCGAACGCGATCGGCTCCGGCGTCAAGCCGCGCTCGATGCATCCCGACGCCGCCGTGCGCGATCGGCTGCACGCGCTCTGGAACCGCTGGACCGACCGCGCCGACGCCGCGGGCCTCACCGATTTCTACGGGCTCCAGGCGCTTGCGCTCAGGGCGATGGTCGAAAGCGGGGAGAGCTTCGCGCGGCTGCGCTTCGCGGAAGCCGACGACGGCCCGCCGCTCGCGATCGATATCCTCGACCGCGAGCAGGTGCCGACCGAGCTGCATCGGGAGATTGGCGCAGGCGCGCGCATCCGCGCCGGCATCGAGTTCGACGCCGCCGGCCGGCGCGTCGCCTATCATTGCTATCGCCATCGCCCGGGCGATGCGCTCGCGCCGATGGCGCTCGATACCGTGCGCGTGCCCGCGGCCGACATGCTGCATCTCTTCCAGCCGCTCGCGCCCGGGCAATTGCGCGGCATCACCTGGCTCGCGCCGATCCTGCTTCGCCTGCACGAGCTCGACCAATACGAGGACGCGGCGCTGGTGAAGGCGAAGGTGGCGGCGCTGTTCACCGGCTTCATTCGTGATCCGGACGGGACGGTCGCCGGCCTCAACACCGGCGGCGCCGTCAACGGCGTGCTCAATGTCGGCATGGAGCCCGGGAGCCTCGTTCCGCTGCCGCCCGGCGCCGATATCCAGTTCTCCGATCCGGCCGACCCCGGCGACTACGGTGCCTTCGTCAAAAACCACCTGCGCGCCATCGCCGCAGGCCTCGGCGTTCCCTATGAGCTCGTTTCCGGCGATCTCGAAGGCGTCAGCTATTCCTCGATCCGCGCCGGTCTCCTCGAATTTCGCCGCCGCATCGAACAGCTGCAATACGCCGTCATCGTCTTCCAGTTCTGCCGGCCGGTGTGGGAGCGCTTCGTACGGCTCGCCGCCCTTTCCGGCGCGATCGACGCCCGCGCCTTCGATCGCGATCCGGCGGCCTTCCTCGCGGCCGAATGGCTCCCGCCCAAATGGGATTGGGTCGATCCGCTGAAGGACGCGCGCGCCGAGATCGAGCAAATCCGCGCGGGGCTCAAGAGCCGCAGCCAATCGATCGCCGAGCGCGGCTACGACATCGAGGAGGTTGACGCGGCGATCGCCGCCGATCGCGCCCGCGAGGAACGCCTCGGGCTTTCCTTCGACAACGCCGTGCCGGCTGGCCAGCCTGCAATGGAGGGCGCCCATGCCTGATCTC